ATGCCAAAACTTATTGATAAAAATGGAAATGAATTGCTTAATCTACAAATGTCTACAGATGAACATTGGACGGGAAAATATTGGATTGATGGTAAAAAAATCTATGAAAAAATAATTACATGGACTGGACTTAGGGTTGGTGTAAGCACCATAGATCACTCAATCAGTAATTTGGGTGAATTCATTGATTATGACGTCACATGTACAAACGGAGAAGATTTCTATAGATTTCCTGTTACTTACTACTCAGGAGGTAATAACGGAACATTCTACTGTACGTATTTCATTTTGAATGTAGATAACATTCGTTTTGCTAACAATTACAGTTGGGCAAATTATAAATTTAAAGCAATTATTCGTTACACAAAAAAATAAAGGCACTAGTATCTTTTCTTATTTGATTTTTATTAAAAGAATTAAAGAAAGAGAGGATCATACAAATGTCAAAAGTTAAAAAATTCGTGGGGGGGTACTGTTTACTAGCAATATTAAAAACAGTATCCTTTTACCTATTACCTTTGACAAAGGAGGTGCAGTTGAATAGCTGTGCTTCTTTAAAAAGAGGTGTTATTTATGGCTAAATTTGTTAATTCCAACGGAGATGAAATCAATGCTGATGCTGTTCTTTGGAGTGGTAGTCATTTTGGCTATGGTCACGATTTAACATTAAATGATGATGCTTTGAAATTTAAAGAGTTAATCATAATTAGTGATAATAGCGCAGTTATTGCACCAATTATTGATGGAGAGATCATATATTCTGGTGTTGTTAACAACTGGACTGTTACTAATATGTCTTTTAAATATAATCAGGCATCAAAACTGTTACACATTGATAATTGTAGATGGACAAATTCATCTAACAATCAAGGTACAACTGTTACTAAAGTCATTGGAAGATATTAGTCATAAATAAAAGCTGTTCCATGATATGGGAAAATTTGTTAAAAATGATGGGACTAAAATTCCAATTGGTACTGTCCTTTTTGATGGTGCAACTCAAAGTGATTTTACATTAACTGATGATATATCTAATTATGACTATTTAGAAATCTTTTATAGAAGTCATAACTGGATAAATCCTAAAAGTACTAGAATGTCATTAAAAGCAGGTGCAAGAGTACATTTATCAGATGTACATGCAGATGAAAATACTATTACAATATATGAGATGACTCTTGTTTTCAGTGGCAAAAACGTTACATTAAGTGGATGTACTAAAGTCGCTGGTGGTGCGTATATAACTGCGGTTGAAGGAACAATATACCAAGTAATAGGATACTGATTGCTAGCAAATAGGAACTTATGTCTCAATTTGTTAATGCAAATGGAAATACATTATTAAATCTTAAGTTTTCTTTAGAAGAACAGGAAACAGGGATGCAATGGATTGATGGTAAAAAAATATATTGCAAAGTAATACTCGTAACTGGGTTTGATAGCAAGGATAAATATGTACCACATAATATATCAGATTTAAACAGAGTATTGAGTTGTGATTTATTTATAAAAACAAGTGATGGAACAAACCACATGATGCCGCGGGCACATAAAGATGAAGATCATGATGGTATTTCTATTCAGGTAACTAAAAAAAATTTAATATTGCAAGTTGGACAATCAAATGGTTTTGCTGATGCTACAGGATATGCAATATTGAAATATATAAAAAGCAAATAATTAAAGGACGAAAGTCCTTTTTTTGATGCCCTGGACACGGCTTAAAACTGTCTAGAAAGGGTGATTATATTGAAAGTTAAAAAATATGATTTTAATCAGTGGGTAAAAGCTGCAGGTATTAGAGCAATCAAAACAGTAGCTCAAACTGCTGTAGCGTTAATTGGAACATCTACTGTCATGAATGAAGTCAATTGGGCGATGATCGTTAGTGCAAGTTGTCTATCTGGTGTTGTTTCTATTCTAACAAGCGTGGCAGGACTTCCAGAGTTGGAAGAGATTGTAGATGAAAGTTAGGAGTGCAAGCATATGACAGAAGCAGTTACAGTTGCTTTGATTTCTGGTCTATGTGTAGCTGTGCCTAGTGTAATCACTACAATGTTTTCAAACAATAAAGCCAACACATTAATGAAGTATCGTATTGATGAATTAACAAAGAAAGTTGAAAAGCACAATAACGTAGTTGAACGTATGGCACTTCAAGAACGAGAAACAAAAGCAATTTGGAAAAGAATTGATGAAATCAAAGAAGAATTAGAGAAAGAGAGTGAATAGCTCTCTTTTATTGAATAACAACCAAAAAATCAAAAAAATGGTCGTTAAATGCTAATTAATGGAAGAAAAACGGAATTAATGAACAAAAAAGGAGATAATCAAAATGAATATTATTGAAAAAACTTACAAATGGAATGGAAAATTATCAAATAGAAAATCTACTAATAGAATTATCTTACATCATGCTGAATCAAAATCATGTACTGCAGATGATATTCATAGCTGGCATTTAGAAAATGGATGGGCAGGTATTGGGTATCATTTCTTTGTAAGAAAAGATGGATCTATTTATAGAGGTAGACCTGAAGGTGTTGTTGGATCACACGCTAAAGGTTCTAATAGTGATTCTATTGGTATTTGTTTTGAAGGTTCATACATGACAGAAACAATGAATCAAACTCAAATCAATGCTGGTAGAGAATTAGTAGCTTATTTAAAAAATAAGTATGGTATTTCTAAAGTCCAAAAACATAAAGATGTATGTTCTACTAATTGTCCAGGAACAAACTTTCCTTTTAATGAAATTGTAAATGGAACTGTTGCTCCAACGCCTACACCATCACCAACTCCTGCAGCTAAACCATCTACAAGTGGGAAAGCAACAGGAACATATGAAGTTACAGCTAGCGATCTATCAGTTAGAACTGGTCCTGGTACTAATTATCGTAGAAAAAGACATGATGAATTAACAGCTGATGGTAAAAAACATGATAAAGACAAAGATGGATGCCTTGAAAGAGGAACACGAGTAACTGTTTATGAATGGAAAAATGGATGGGCAAGAACGCCTAGTGGATGGCTATCAGGAGACTATTTAAGAAAAGTTTAA